TCCGCCATCTGCTGTTGCTCGGCAGCGGATTGACGATTTTGACGGATGGACTGGACTTCTTCCAGAGATCGTAACCATCTGGCCGGAACGGCTTGGATGTCTGCGATTTCGGGCATAGCCACATCGACGTTCAGCCAGTCCAGAGCAGCGGGGTCTTGCGTGGCTTGGGATACGTTGATCGCTGTCTCCAAGGTCCGCATAAAACCAGAGGCTTCTTCGGCTTGCATCGAACGGGAAAGGGGGGATTCGTAAATGATTTCAAACTCCCCACCGGCTTCCACCAACTCGGGCGGCATCGGGGGCAACACGCCCTCCCGTTGGAGGATGTCGAGTTCTCTTTCGATCAATGGGCCAAGGCACTCGCTTTGCTGTCTCCCCATCATCGGGGCCAACAAAGCTGCTTTTTCCTTAACGCGCTCCATAACTTCCGTGGCTGTCATCTGGGGGGTTTCCACCAAAATCTGAAACAACGTCACCCAGAAACCTTCGTTAATGATGGAACGCTCTTCTTCCATCAAGTCTTTCCCGATCACCAAATTGGATGGACCATCTAGGGTATGCACGAGTTTCCGGCCTTGAGCATCCACAGCCCCATAGTTGACATACCCTGGGCGAAGATTCACCGTCCCAACAACACCGTCGTCATGGGCCAATAGAATAGGGTCAACTGCCCGTTGTCCCATTTTAAGAACAGTTTTTTTCTGTTCGTTCAAACCTTTAATGGCAGGCAAAACTTCGGACGCAGGGCTTCGGCCATACATTTCACCCGCAGCCGTCACGTACCGACTGATCGGGAACGGGAAAGTTTCGTACCCACCTTCGCTAACCACGGCCAAAGGGTTGCAGGCGATATAGCATGACGCATACGCCATACCTTTATAATCTTTGCGCTTAGAATCTTTGTTCTTGTTGGGGTACACAGCATGAATGAACGTGTATTCTTGATTCCTTTTCGTGTCGTTCTCTGCCGCTTCCCGAATCGGTTTGGGGCACTTGTCCCCAAATTGCCGAACAGCTTGGTAGGCTTTCAACAGAAACTTCCGATACACCGTGTCGATCACACCTTGGTGATTCTCGGAGAAGAAGACTTCCCCGAGGTGCAAAGACTTATACCGCAAACCCCCGCCGTCCAGACGATCGACAAACATACACGCCGTGCCGAATGCCCCGATTGACTGCCAGTGTTCAAACATCTGCGAAGAGAAATTGGCTTTTGGTGCGTACCGGAATTTGAACAACCGCTGGGCGACATCGTCGAAATAGCGGGTCACGTTTGCGTTTCTGTTCAACGTGTCGTCGGTGGACCGCAACCGGTGCCACTTCTGTGTTCTTGGCGTCAACATGCTATCCATGGCCGCAGCAAACTTGTTCAACGCCAAGGTTGGTGCTGGATCAAAAATCTTGTCGGTGTTTTGAACAGCCTGTGTCCGGCCTATCTGGTTTACAAGCCGGAAGGTCTGGGCGTATCGGGGCAGCAAGTAACTCGCCACATCCTCCCAGTGCGTCACCCATGGCTGCCGCTGGGATTCCAACGCCTGCTGGCGCGTCATAATTTCTTTGGCTTTGGTTTCCAAAGGGTCCACAGGCTTAATATCCTAACAAGCGTTTACGAACAACGTATTGATTTTCATCTATACCCATCCCTCCACCAAGTGCCGCAGAAGCACTCGTTCTATACCCAAGGGTTGTTCCTGTAGGGTCTTCGTAACGGGGTGCAGCGGGAGCAGGGGCAGGGGCAAGGGCGGGTGCTGGAGCAGAAGCGGCTGTTGGGCTTCCCAAACTTTGAATTGGAAGATTGGTTGTGATACGACCTGTAGGGACAAGACCCACATAGTTTGGGTTTTCCGCGCTGCCAGGGGCCGCTCTTTTCGCTTGCATCATTTTGCCAAAAGTGCCTTCCCCGCGCCGTTCTTGAATCGCTCTTTCTCGGGATTCTTTCGCTTTGGTTTGAAAGTCCTTCATCTGGCCGTTCGGTAAACGATTGCTGGGCCGCGTCAACTTCGGCTTGGTCTCGCTTGTGTTAAGAGGAGGGAGTGCCATAATCTCAACTTCCTAATAAACGTTTACGGGCAGTGTACTTTTCTTCCTCGGTCTCTCCCGCGCCTGTCATCGTGGACGCACGGCCTCTGGCTTGAGATACTTCCGCCAAAGCCCTTTTCGTACCTTCTTCCAAAACAGTTTGCCCCGAATCAGTCTTTGACGCCAAGGAGGGGGGTTCGGGAGGTTTTTCCGGCTCTGGGGGTTTTGCGACCTTGGCCGCTTTCGACAAGCCGCCCTTCATCAAAGAAAACCCTAAACCCGCAGCCGCACCAACAGGACCACCAACAGCAAAACCAATAGCCGCCGGAACCAAGGGTTTGGCGATTTTGACAATAGGCTTTACGATTTTTTTTAAAACTTTTCCAAAACCCATAAACCGCGCCCCCGCTTGAAAATTCTGGGAATAGTCTCACCGTATCAAAACCCTAAAGAAAAAACAAGCTATCGTCTCTTACCCAAAAACAGGATAATCGACCCCTTCTGCTCGTCTTGCGTTCGACCGGCTTGTCGGCGCGTCCTTCCGCGATGCCTTCACCGCAAAGGTCAAAGCGAACGCATCCCCGTCATCTGGGGAGTTCAAACCACGGCGTTTCATGGAATCCTTACTTTCCAAACGATACCGGCCTTTGTCGTCAAAGTCATACTCAGGGTTGGTCAGGTCACTTTCCAAGGATTGATCCTTCGGGTCTAAACACCCGCCGTTATCGAGCCACGTCCTAACGCCGCCCCACAGTTCGGCCCGAACATTGACATACTTCTCGGCATCGCTGGCTTTCTCGCCAAACTGGACTTCAACAACCTTATACCCCCTAAACCTCAGATAATCGACCACCCCACCCCCAACACCGCCGCCGTCAACGGCCACCGCGTCAGGTTTGTACTTGTCGATCTTCTCCGCCACCATATCCCCCAAAGCGTTTGTCGCCAAGCCTTTGTACCTGAAAACCGGATAGGACCGGCCATCCCGCCCGTGCCGTAAACGGATCACGGACTGATCGCCCCCAAACCGCGCCACGTCAACCCCCATAATCAAAGGCGCACCCCCGTCCATAATCAGCTCTCGCTCCATGGCTTTCTGCACGGATTCCCGACTGATAAACTGCGAATCCCCCTGCCGTGGGAATAAGCCCCGAACCTCTACGCGAGCCTCGTCGCTGTCCTCCCCGTACCGGTCCGCAATGGACTGTAGATAGTTTTTATCCGTCCCATCCACCGTCCGGCTGTCAATGTTGCGTGTTTTCCAATAATTCCTATCTTTATGAAAACACTCGAAAAACTGCCCTGTATTTCGACGACCGTTGGAAAATGCGATCCAATACCTATGCAAAATAGGTTCTGTGAAAAACCCTTCCGTAACCTTCCAAATAGGGGCGGGAATCCCAGAAGCCTCGTCTTTAAGCACCATTATACCGTACATATTGTGCGTACCCGCAAAAGCGTCTGGATTCTCTTCCGACCATAGCTGGGCCGCCGCGTAGTAGTACCCTGTATCAATTTTCAGATCAGAACGCAGCAACTGGTCGAACCAATCAGCCGGTTTAATGGAAAGGGCGTTGCGCTCGAACCAATGCCCATTGAGGGCCAGTGTCAGCCACTTACCCAACTCCGCCCATGTCCTTGTCTTTAGCTGGGCCTCGGTGTTGGCCGTCACAATGACTGTCGAACCAAGGGCTGTGGACAGCAAATAGTGACTGATAAACGCGAAAGTTGCGCTTTTCCCGATACCACGGCCCGAGCAAACCGCTTCTTTGTAAATCAAGGGGTCGAGCGCGAGGTTCATCCGGTCTTGGTTGCCTTTAATGTGGTTTGCCAGTTCTTGAAGGAACTCGCGTTGCCAACCTCTCGGCCCTTTGTAATGCTCCAAGGGTGTGCCCTTCTGGCCCCATGGGTATACTGCCATGACAAAGTTCAAAGGGTTATAGGCTATTTCGGGCGACCACAAGAGTTGCATCAACGCTTCGTCGTCTTTGGGGGAATAGGGCGATTTCGTGGCCATAAACGTCCTTTGTAGTGATTTTAATGACTTGTTTTTTCAAAAATTAAAAAAAATTTGCTCGAAGGGACCGTTAAAGATTGAGGACCGGAAATTTTTTCGCCCCCCCACCCCCCTACACCCCCCCGTCCCCGAAAAAGTCGGACCAGTCGGAGGGCGGACAAGGTGCATCTGATTTATAATCAGGCCCAGAATTTTTGTAAGTCTCTGTTTCTGTTGCGCTTTCCTCAGGTGTGACGTTTATTGTATGGCTATCAGGTAGCAACACCCTGTTTTTTGCATTCTCAAGGGCCGCTGTCAAGGATATTTTATGTTCAACGTCAACCTGAACACGGTCCCCGAACTTTTGGGGTAGCAGTTTAGTGGCCAGCCATTGCCTCATGGCCATCTGGTTCCTTGCCCTAGAACTATCCAGCGCCGTGTCAACGATGGTGAGTGCTTGATCCACCAGAGCATCAACAAACAGAACTTTTGCCTTTTCATACAATGATTTAACTGCTGGGTATGCCTCCACCCAATCCATAAAACTGCCCGCTGTTGGCATCGTGGGATCACCCCGCGAGCAGATTGCGTTGATAGTCTCACCGTTGGCCAGTCTGTCACAGATGGCCTTTGCTATGTCAAAGCTATAGTGAACGGGGGGGCGCGGGGGTTTTTTCATGGGTTTTTTATAACATTTTTTTGTGTGTTTTGTCAAGGTTGTTGCGTTATGCAATAAAAACAAAGGTTTACACGCTGAAAAAAACAGTTGACTTGTTGTAGTGATTCTGCTAACACTACAGGAACACTAACCAACACTGAAAGGTTAAGACTATGACAAAAGACGAATTTTTAACCGCTTGCTTGGAGACAGGGGTTGATCCTGCCTTTGCGATTGAGCAAGAGAACATCATTGCGGCCTTGACTGCCCGAAACGATGCCGCCGTTTTGGCTGCATTGCGCGAAAACTTTTAAACTTTAGAAAAGGAAACCAAGCCATGACCAACACAAAAATTTTGGCAGAAAAAGTAGAAGAGGGCCGTTTTTTGGTAAGCATAACGTTTTTGGAGGATGACCACCATTTTTCTTTGCCAGTCACTGCCCCCACCGAATCCGACGCCATAGAGGCCGCTTTGGATTTTGCCACAAAATTTAGACCCCAACCGTAACCAATAAAGGAAACCAAGCCATGATTCACGTTTTAAAATTAAAATGGTCAACGTCGCGGGGCCGCGACACGTACGGATGGACGTTAGTATCTTTGAAAGATACAAAAACTGGAAAGGTTTACCGTACATGCGGCGGCGGTTATGATATGCGCGGGACTGTTCTGGGCGAATGGCTGAATGATGTTTTTAAAGAGGAATTAAAAGCCATCGCCCCAAAGGCCATGGCAAAATTTTCAAATAAAACAGGCCATATCCACAGAAAGGATGCTTTTAAAGGGGGGCAGTATGACAGGGATATGGTTTTTTATGGCACCTACGCCCATTATGACGATTCGGGCAATCTTGAAAAGGTAGTTATAGATGGGTCTTGTGGTGAGAGTGAAGTTTTGGCCTTGGCAAAAGAGATAGGTCTAGACATTGAGCAACGCCGCGACCTTGGTATGTATTTTATCGAAAAACTAAACTAGAAAAGGAAAAAATGACTATGACCAACACGACCGAAATAGAAAAACACGAGGCCCTACACAACGCCGTGGTGGCCCTTGGCAAACATCTTGGTATTGACCCGCAAGCCTTGTGGGTTTTAGCGGAACCCCAAGAGCATGAACACCACTGCCTTGCCGTTTATCAGATTGAGTGGCAAGAATACGCCCTAGGAACAGACCAAGAGGCGGACGCCGCCGCGCGGGATCATATCGAGGATAATTTATGGGCCTTTAACGCTGAGTTTATTCTTTCTTGCTGCGGCCTTGACCTGAGCGGCGCGGAATCTTTGCGCCACATGCAAGAGAAGGCTTGCGAAGACGCAAACGCTTTTATTGCCTCTCTAATCAAAAAAACCTGCGGCCTTGATTATTTTGTGGAACGGGCGACACGGGAAGACGGGCGCGGCCACTTTCTGAGCCCGTACGATGGGGAAGAGATAGAATTGCCAAACAATTTTTTTGCCTACAAAATATAGGGGGCCGCTATGTTCAACCCATTCACCCCCAAAGACCCGCAAAATACCGTGTACTGGCGGAATCCTACAAAGGCCGAAATACGTTTAGGCTATGGCTGCATGCACTATGCGGAATTTACACCCGACGAACACAAAGGCCGCCGATGGTTTAAAGCCCAAGACGGTCTGAGATACTACACCCCCAAACGCTAACACAAAGGAAACCAAGCTATGACCACAACAATCGAACCCACACCATTTACTTTACAACTGACCCTAAGCGTGCGGTCCCTTAAAGCCGCCGCCATGGGCTGCATACAGAAAGACAGTGACCAGCCCTTCCGCCGCGCGATGCATTGCGTGGCCCTTGATATATCCCCCGCCGCCGTTGTGGCCGTGGGTTTAAGCGAACGCAAGATGGTTGCCGCCTACGCTGGGGAAGGGATCCACGACGTAAAGCCCCAGACCCTTTTAATCCCGAGGAAGATTATTGACCGAATAAAGTTGGGAAAGACCGGAAACTGCATGTTGCAAATTGCAGGTTTAAAAAATGAACACGGTAGTTTTTTGACTAGAGGACTAAAAGGAAGTCTTTCTTATGACGGGGTTGTTTTGTCTTTTGATTTTCAAGATGACTATTTTCCACAATGGCGACAGCTATGCGACACAAAACCCGCGACGGGCGAGGCCGCACACTATGCCACCGCTGTTATGGCGGATATTCAAAAGGCCTATAATCTTTTTTTCGAGAAAAAAACGAAAAACGACTACATCCGAGTTTTGCACAATGGAAACAACCCCGCCCGTGTGGTTTTTGCCGGTGTAAACGCCTTTGCCGTGGTTATGCCATTAAACTTAAAGGACGATTCATCCCCATCTTTGCCCGAATGGGCGGCAGCGTAGGGAGGGCACAAACCATGCCATACATAAACGCCGCCGCCATTGAAAGAGCAGGTTTTGAGAGGGTACTGGAACGGGACGGCACGCCGTGGGTGTACCGGAACGAATACCCGCCTAGTATGGGGATCACGCTGCACTTAACAAAAACACGGGGCATAGACCCCGCGCGATTGCGCCTCTTACAACTTGAGGCCAATCTGTGGGGTGCCTTTGTGGCCCCCATAGACTTTTAACCAAACCGAACCGGAGTACGAAACATGCAAACACTAGAACCTTTCCAATTCCTATACGTTGCCGCCGCTAGTGCGTGGACCCTAGCGCAAGTGTTACCAAAGACACCTATACAAGATAAAATCCAAGGCACCGCTGGCCTGATCCTGATAATGTTGGGGTTAAGTATGACGGGCCTTATCACCATCCCCCAATACGGCCCCGATGAAGTTAAGACTACCCCTGTGGCGATGTATGGCGGGAAGATTGACGGCCCCGAACCTGTAGACCTAAACCACCGCAAAGACACCGCGCAAGCGATCAAGTTACGCGACGACGTTATGCGCGAATTGTCACGATAGGGGGCCGGATCATGATTGCTAAAGAATTTATGGCCGCCTTGGCCCTTGCCGTTGTCACTTACACCCTGAACGTTTTTAACCTGTAGGGAACCCCATGCAAAGACTATCCCCCGACCCCCGCCGCAAGGCGGGGTTTTTTTTAGCCTTAACCCAAAAAATTATGGTGAGGCTTTTCATTGTTGCTTTTTTTATGGTGTATCTGTTACTCTTTGAAACGTGGCTCTTTGGGACAGCGCACACCCGACACCCCTTAGTGATTTTGCTGCACTGGATAGACCCCCAAACCTTTAAGCGTACCCCCGTTTAATTTTCTACCCGAGAGGCTTTTTATGGAAGACACCAAAAAACAGGTATGGCCTTTTGAGGCTGGAACAGCCTTAAAGTTTACCGCTGCCGGAATCAGGATAACGCCCGAAATTGTAACCGAGGAACCCCCAAAAGAAAAACGGGAACCCATCTGGTACGCCTCCTTTTCATTCCCACCAAAAAAACCCACCCGATGACCGGAGAAGAACTGAGAGTATACCGAAAGACCAACCGCCTGACCCAAACCGATCTGGGCAGGTTGTTGGATATGTCCGCCGCCAATATATGCCGATATGAAAAGGGCGTAGCCCCCATTCCCCACGTTGTTGTGCTGGCCCTTCACTATCTCAAGCCTGATCTGAGAATGGGGCGGAAATTCCTGCGGATGTACCGTATGAAACCAGCAAGAAACTAGGCCCCCCAAGCCCACCATCTCACCCGTTTACCACGGGGGCGACGTTGTTCAAGCGGTACGGGGGGCGACGTTGTTCAAGCGGTACGGGGGGCGACGTTGTTCAAGCGGTACGGGGGGCGACGTTGTTCAAGCGTCACCAGATGCACCAAGGGCACCCCCCAACCGCATCCCACACCAACAAAGGGCGGGGCTGCGCCCCACAATAAAGTGCCGATTTTCAAAACAAGTGCATATTTTCCTAACTGTCACGATTTTCCGAACACGTAACGATTTTCAAAACAAGTTACAATTTTAAACACAAGTTAAGATTTTCACAACATGCACGTGACCCGAAAAAATTTTCCCTATCAAGAGAAAAGCGGCAAATTTTAAACCATCCAAAGGCCGAGAAAAGCGGCAAAAATCCCAAAAAATCGACCCCCACCCCCTGACAGCCATAGACCTACTTCCCGAGAGACCGTCAACCTTTTTTTTCTCTTATTATTCCGTATTTTATCCCTATTCCTGACACTCTTACACTCTCTTTTTATAAAAAAAGTATAATATAATAGGGAATAGGGTATACCCCCCTCCCTATAATACCTATATATATCTTGGAAATTGTTTTTTGAGTGTCATAGTGCAAGATATGCCTCTTTCCTTTTTATTTTCAAACACTTACGCTCGTGCAGTTTTTTATTGACGTGTCATAGACGGCATGGCAGAGTACCGACAACGAAAGGAAGCCTTTATGCTTACGCAAAAACCGGTATCCACCCTTGAGTGGGCTTTGACCTTGGCCGAGAGAGGTTGCTATCTGTTCCCCCTAAAACCTCGCACCAAACTTCCCTTAATGGCGCATTGGCAAACCAACAACTCCCGCGATAAAGAAACCCTAACCCGATGGTCCGAGCAGTTCCCCGATTGCAATTTCGCCGTCTATACCGGCCTCTTTGGCTTTGATCCCGATACCTCTCCCGACGAATCCCTATGCGTCGTGGATGTCGACGTGAAACAAAACAAGCGTGGTTTAGAATCCCTCTTATCCATGGACCTCGACTTCGATCTGCCCCAAACCTTCACCGTGCGAACCCCATCCGGTGGATTGCACCTCTACTTCCTCGCCAAAGACCCCATCAAAAACGCCGTCGACATCCTCTATGGCAAAGGATGTGGTATCGACATCCGAGGCGTTAATGGTTATGTCGTCGCCCCTGGGAGTCTTCTCCAAGACCTTGAAACCGACCCCTTGGAACCCTACACAACCGTCTCCGACACACCCTTCGCCTACGCGCCCCAAAACCTTCTCCAAAACCTCCACCATCACACACCCACCCCAGCACCGGTTTTTTTCGCGCCTGACACGCCTCAACCCCTAGCCGTGGTACCCGACATCCAAGAAAATATCAAACGCGCTCTAGCCTTCTTAAAACTCGATTGCGGGGCAACAGAAGGTTTTGGCGGGGATGAACACACCTTCCGTGTGGCCGCCCAGCTAAAAGACTTCGGCGTTTCCGAGGCCACAGCCCTCACCCTTCTTTTGGAAGCATGGAATCCGAAGTGCAGCCCCCCGTGGGAGCCCGAAGATTTGCAAAGAAAAGTCGCCAACGCTTTCGCCTATGGCAAACATGCGTTTGGGGTTGCGACACCCGAGGCCGACTTCCAAGGCGTCAACACGGGCCCCACAATGGAGAACACGCGGCAGCAATTTCTGGCGGGGCTGGACCCCAACGGGAAAGGCATACTTGGGAGTGCCACCAACATTTACCTCGCCCTTGGCCGCAGCGATGTCTGTGGTTATTCCATAGCCAAGGACGAGTTTCTCAACAAGACCATGGTGTGCGAGTTTGGCAAAGAGCAATGGCGCGACCTTCGGGATACCGACTACAACGCCATTCGTAGGAACCTTGAGAAAGCATCCTTCTTGAAAATCCAGCGGCGGGACATTGTTGACGGCGTGGAGGAGTTCGCCGAAAAGCACAGTTTTGATTCCGCCCAAAAGTGGTTGAAAAGTATTCCCGCATGGGATGGCGCGGCTCGCGTTGCCAAGTTCTATCACCGCTATTTCCGCGCCGAGGATACGGAATACGCGGAGGAAGTTTCCAAGTACACGTGGACCGCGCTTGTTGGCCGCATTGTTCGCCCTGGGATTCAGGCCGATATGGTCCCCCTTCTGGTGGGTGGGCAGGGGGTGGGGAAAACCCGTGGCGTGGAGGCCATGGTCCCCGATCCCTGTTTCTGTGGCCAGTTAAGTTTCGAGGACAACAAGGCCGAGCAAGCCCGCAAAATCCAAGGCAAGATCATTGTGGAGATATGCGAGATGCAGGGCTTTGGCAAGCGGGATTTGGAGAACATCAAAGCTGTGATAACCCAAGGCATCGACACGTGGACCCCGAAGTACAAGGAACACGCTGTATCGCGCCCACGGCGCAACGTTTGGGTGGGCACCACGAACGAGCCGGAACTGCTATCCGACCCCACGGGGAACCGGCGTTGGTTGCCGTTGACGTGCAGCGGGAAAGTCGACGTGTTTGGGATTAAGCGCGATCACCTTCAAATCTGGGCCGAAGCCAAGATTCTGTTTGAAAAGCACGGCGTGATATGGCAGAAGGTGGCGAAACTCGCGGAGCATGAACACGACCGGTACAAACGCCCCAACGACATCAAAGAAATCCTATTGGATTGGTGGAATAAGCGTCATGATTACGAGGGCTTGCGGCCTATCCCTGACGCATCAGGGGCATACTCGTGGGGCGAACTTATGAAGTACGTCCGGCAACAGTCGCAGGGGTTGACTGTTCGTGTCACCACCAGCACGTTAAGCGCAGCCCTTAAAGACCTTCGCTTTGTCAAAAAGCAGTTAGAAAACAAGCGCGTATGGTTCCCGCCAGAAGAAGAAAATCAAACCGAAGCCGTCGATAAAATACCTGTTGACATCGCGTCCTAAACATGAAAGTGTGATTAACATCAAGACAAAAGGAAGACTATGACCACCCTACTCGACCAAATGAACGACCCTTTTTTTCGGGAGATTTTTATAAACACTTTAGGGCATTTTCACGCCAATGGAAACCAAGATATAGGCGCAGACATACGCTATGCTAGGGGTATAAGACGTGAAGCGGAAAAAACGCAGGATAAACAGGATATTGAACGCGCCGCGAGGCTTGACCAGCAAATACAAGGAGATGTTGGGCTTTACGTCAAAAGTGCTGCGGACATGACCCTCCGAGTGATGCGTGAACTTCACAAACTGGCAGTGAATCAAGAGGAACCCAACAATGTATGATCCAGAAGAGCAGATGTCGCGCCCATATTCGCGGACGCACACGCCGCGCTTTACGCAGGCGGCGCGGTTTATTGACAAGGCGGGGGGCGTGACTGCGTTGGCGTCAATGCTTGGCGTCGCACGAACCTCCATTTACGGTTGGCTGCGCCCCGTGGAAAAAGGGGGAACGGATGGTTTAATCCCCTCGTCGGCGGTACCGAAAGTGATTTTTGCTTTTGATCTGCACAACATTTACATCTCTGCTTATGAATGGGACCCCCGAAGATGACACGTTTTTATTTAGGAATCGACCCTGGTTTAACAGGGGCTATGGCGTTCTTTGATCCCGAGACGGGGGAACTGGAAGTCCACGACATGCCTGTGTTTGTGGAAAAGCGCAACAACAAAACCAAGTCGTGCCTCGACCTGTACCAGATGGCGCGGATCGTGGACAGCAAGGCCAGCGAAACGAAGCAAGCCGTGGTGGAGTTGGTGAACGCTATGCCCAAACAGGGGGTGACGAGTTCCTTTTCCTTTGGCTTTTCGGCAGGCGCGGCCCAGACCATCGTGGCGGCCAACATGATCCCTATGATCTTGGTTGCGCCGTTGCGGTGGAAGCGGGTGCTAAGGCTGAACGCCAGCAAGGATGCAAGCCGCATCAAAGCATCGCAAGTCATGCCGCGCCACGCCCACCTGTGGTCCTTAAAGAAACACGACGGACGGGCCGAAGCGGCTCTTCTGGCGTATTATGGGAGCATAACGAAATGAGAGAACAACTGCTGGACGCCATAGTTGACACGATGGCTGAAACCCACCCCCGTTTCGGTTTTCGGGCGGGGTATGATCCTCTTAACGACTGCTATTTCCTATTGGTAATAAAAGTAACCCCTCGGTTTGAAATCAGGTCGTGCATCAATGTGACAGAAATACTTGATAAACACCACCACGACAACGGCGAGTTCGATAAGGCTGTGTGCGCAGAAGTTAATACCTCTATAGAAAGTATCGAAAGGGAAGAACGCAATGCTTAACCGAACAGCCGTCTTTCTTGAAATGTTGAGCGCAAGATACCCTGGTTTCGGTTTTAAAGCGGGATATGACCCTCTCCGCAAACAAACTTTCTTGTGGATAACAAAAGACGTCATGAGGTTTATAGTAATTAAGCGCATCAGTTTGACAAAAATACTCGACAAAAACCCCCACAACCCCAGCGAATTTTATCCTGCCGTGTTCGAGGAAATTGAAAAAAAACTAGCAAGTATTCAAGAAACCATAGCAAGTAAAGAAAAGGAAGAAGGGCGCGAGGTGATGCCCTTGGCGAGAGTTTTAACTGAGAACGAGATGCGCCAGCTTCGTAGCATGGAAGCTATAGAGCATGTTCGGGTCTCGCAGATGGAAGAAGACCACAATGACTGAAAAACAAATGACGGGGATTAACTTTAAGGAGTTGTTGGATATCGCCGAAAAACAAGTACAAGAACGGCGGGATTCAGGAGGAAAAAATCAGATGGACTTGGTAAACCTAACTGGTTTTGCAGTATTGGTTTGGGGGTATCATGACAACCAGAGGGAGTTTTTGATAGCACTTCTACGTGAAGACATAAGAAGTCGTATCCCTATACAAGTCCTTGTTAATACTTGGGAAAAAGGAAAGGCAAAAAAAGAAGCTGGTGAAAAGTGCCCTGAACTCGCATTTTGGGGTTACTGTCCGACGTGCAAAGAAACTCTTTTTTAGAAAAGGATACTTATGACTGAGGTCGACGGCCCCTTTCCGATAAAAATAGACCTAGCCAACTGGACCCCCGCTAAAGTTAGGGAAGCAATCCATTCTAAATTTCAATTCGAGGAAAACCAGGAGACCACAATGACTAAAAAAGACAGAACCGTGCAAGAAATCTTAGATGAAGATTTCAAAGGAAAAACATTTAAAAACGTCGAAGAGTACAGCGACGAGTTGATTTTTACCAGAGAAGATGGGGAAATTTTTTCGTTTCTTCATAAAAACGAATGTTGTGAACGTGTTTGGATTGAAGACATCGACGGCGATTTAAACGACCTCATAGGCAGTCCTCTTCTTTTGGCCGAAGAGTCGGTGAACACACCCGAGGCCAACAAAGACAAACCCGAAAAAGGTGACTTATGCTATAGCACCACTTGGACGTTTTATAGATTTTCCACAATCAAAGGCTGGGCCACAATCCGCTGGTGCGGGACAAGCACTGGATACTATTCGGAGTCGGTGCAACTTTATTACAGAGGGAACGAGAATGACTGAAAAACAACAAGCCCAAAAACACGACGACGGCAAACCCCGTCTGGATTATCTGGACCCCTACGCGATGGAGGAAGTGGCCAAGGTTCTAACCTTTGGCTCGGCCAAATATGGGGCGTATAATTGGCAGAAAGGCATTGAATCGGGCCGCCTGATCGCCGCGTGCCTGCGCCACGTCTTCGCCTTTATGCGGGGGGAGGAGAACGACCCAGAAACAGGGTTGTCCCATCTGGCCCACGCTATGTGCTGCCTGATGTTCCTGATTTGGATGGTGAAACATAAACCCGAGATGACCGAGCCAAAGGTGACGGTGGAGTTCGTCCCAACGCCGCCTGTTTATCCAAAGACGCCTGTTTTTAAGCCCTTGGGGCCTATCCCACTTTAAAGGAGACAATCATGAACACAATCGCTCGCGTCTTAACCCTCACGTTGACAGTAGTTATTCCTATCATGATCTTCGGTTACAGCCTTGCGGAGCGCGAGCGTATCGACCGGTTTTGCCAACGAGAGACAGTGGAAGGTGCGTTTGTTACCGCCCTGGTTTGGGGTTTAGCGTGGCCGCTGTATGTTTCGTACAACACTTTTGATAAAAGCACCGACGAGGAGAAATGCTTATGATGTTTAGGACACTTTGGGTACTTTTGCCGATCTTGGTTCTTCTTGCACTGGCGGTTTTTGTCTTGTTCAAAGACGAGAGAGGCGTGCCCGCGGCCTGCAAGTTACCATGGGCCACGAGTATCTGCACAAAATACATACAAGAACAACAACTAAAAGCACTGGAAGAGATGTCCAGCATTGCGAAGAGGGTATAAAATGAAAGTAACCTACATCGACCACATGGGCAGTGACGATCGCGTCGTGGACGCGGCGCGGGTGTCCATGGACAAGGAAGCCAGCCAGTTCTCCGACGAGAAGAATCACAAGCTGATCGCCTATCTGGCCAAGCATGGGCACTGGACCCCCTTTGCGCACTGCCAGATCACCATGCGGATCAAGGCCCCTATCTTTGTGGCGCGGCAGCTTGTCAAACACCAGATCGGCCTGACGTGGAACGAGGTTAGCCGTCGGTATGTCGACGACCAACCTGAGTTCTGGTGGCCTGACGAGTGGCGGCTACGGGCTGAGAACGTCAAACAGGGGAGCAGCGAAGAGACAATTCCCATTGACCTTTTTTGGCAGAACGCACACCAACACAACGCATTATCCCATTATAACATGCTGCTGGACTCTGGCGTTGCGCCCGAACTTGCACGCATTGTCCTCCCCCTGAACGTCTACACCGAATGGTACTGGACGGGCAGCCTCATGGCCTTTGCGCGGGTGTGTAAGCAGCGGCTGGACCCACACGCCCAGAAAGAAACACAAGAGATCGCCAAAGGTATTGCCGACATCTGCGCCGAAAAGTTCCCTGTGAGTTGGACGGTTCTGCTGTGAACCTTTTTCCATACCAAATAGAAGGGGTGCAGTTTCTAGCCTCGAGGACGAACGCTTTTCTGGCGGATACCATGGGCCTTGGGAAATCGGCCCAAACCATTGTGGCTTGTGACGCGGTGGATGCAAAGCGCATTCTGGTTCTTTGCCCCGCCAGTGTTCGGTATAACTGGGATCGAGAGTTTGGAAGGTTCAGTGATTGCAACCGCCCCACCGGCTTACTTTTCACAGGCAAGGATAAACCTTGCTTCGAGGGGGTTACGATATGCTCTTATGATCTGCTGCGGTCGAAACCCGTTCACAGAATGCTTATGTCCCAGACGTGGGATGTTCTCATACTGGATGAAGTCCACTATTTGAAAAGCAAAGAGGCGGGGCGAACCCGAGCAGTCTTTGGTCCTACACTGGACGGGCGCAATGGACTCTCAGGGCGTTCTAACCGAGTCTGGGCGTTGTCGGGGACGCCAGCACCCAACGATCCCAGCGAATTGTTCGTGGTCCTGAAAGCCTTTGGAGCGTACAAAAAAACCTATTGGGATTTTGTCGGACAGTTTTGCGTATCCCAAAAAACAAACTTCGGAATCAAAATCACAGGGGCAAAGAACGTTCCGGAACTCAAAGCTGTTATGGCCCCTTATCTTCTCAGACGTAAAAAAGAGGATGTTATGAAAGAGTTACCGCCGATCCGTTACCAAAACGTAGTCCTTGATCCAGCGTTCGGCACCCACCCAGAAGATTTGGCAAGTTGGAAGAAGGCGGAAGAAAAACACGCTGCCGAGTTACAACTGGAATTAAAATCCTTCGAGGAAGACGACATCTCCTTGGAGAATCCCCACTTCGCTACGCTTCGTAGATTCACAGGTATGGCAAAGGTTCGACCGGCGGCGGCTATGATCTCCGAAGAACTCCACCACCCAAGGGGCATAGACAAGATTGTGGTGTTTGCCATTCACCGCGACGTTATCCTGTATTTCCAAGAGTGCCTTCGGGCGTACAATCCTGTGGTTGTTTGGGGCGGCACACCCCCCGAAAAAAAACAAAGGTTCATTGAGAAGTTTATGCATAACCCTAGGTGCCGGATTTTTATAGGCAACATCAACGCCGCAGGCACAGGCATTGACGGGTTGCAGGGGTCGTGTTCGGAAGTTCTCTTTCTCGAAGCATCATGGACGCCAGCATCCAACGCGCAGGCCATCATGCGTGTTCACCGTATCGGCCAAAAAAATCCAGTGCGTGTTCGGTTTTTGGCTTTGGCGGGGAGCATTGACGAGAAGATTCAGATGGCTTTACGCCGGAAAACCGCCATGGTTGACGAGATTTTGGGGTGATATTTTTCGTGTTGACAAACCCATTTTGGCTATCTATACAGAACTTACGAGTGTTTTAAATTTACCGGAGAACAAGAAATGATTACCATTCAGTTGACGTTCGATGCCGCCGAAAAGGCCATCAAAACCCTGCAATTTTTTGAATCGTTAAACCATAACAAAACGGATAAAGATACTTTGGTATCCCTCACCCCGTTGCCGACGGTGGAAGTCCACACGAGAATCCGCAAAAAAGCGGAAACAGAATCGAAGCCCGTGGAAACCGAATCGAAGCCCGTGGAAACAGATTGGAAAAATTGCATTTACAAAGAAGAAGAACAATACACAACCCACGAAGATTTGAAGCGTTTTGTACAACAAGAAATGCTGCCTGTCTTAACCCAAGGCGAAGTCATGGCGTATATGTTCAACTCGTGGAACAAACTCACCCGTCTTTTGGATTTGCCTACGGCGGATATTCCAGCGTTTTGCTCGGCAGCAAAACTGTATATTGAAAAAGTCAAAGAAGAAAAACAGGCCGAAACTGCCTCGACCACGGAGGCGTAAATGGGCGTCCATTCCAAAATAGGGGCATCATCCACAAAACGCTGGATGACGTGCCCAGGCAGCGTGCGCCTTGTCGAATCTGTACCCAAGGCCCCGTCGTCCTCTTATGCCGACGAAGGTACAGCCGCGCACACCTTAGCCGAGATGTGTTTGAAGTCTCCTTCCAACCGCGATCCGAAAGACTTTATCGGACAGGCGGTGGGTGACAAAGGGATCGTCGTTACCGAAGAGATGGCCGAGGCTGTCACGGTGTACACGGATTATATCCGAGGTCTTGGTCTTCCGGTTACAATCGAGTGCCGGTTTGATCTTGGCGAGATTTACCCAGGCATGTTTGGCACGGCGGATGCTGTGGCGTTTGATTCAGAAACTCAAACGTTGCATGTTGTCGACTATAAGCACGGCGCGGGTGTCGCTGTGGAAGTCGAAAACAACACCCAACTGCTGTACTATGCGGTGGGTTCCGCCCACGAAAATACACAGCACCCGTTTGTGTCTGTGAGGCTGACGGTGGTGCAACCCCGTTGCCCGCATTCTGACGGTCCTGTACGCTCTTGGGATGTGGATGGTGTCGATCTGTTGTTGTGGACAGCCGACTTGGTAGACGCCGCCAAACGGTCCGAAGACCCCGACGCCCCTTTAATTTCGGGGGAACACTGCCGGTGGTGTCCGGCTGCCGGTGTATGCCCACAACTACGGGCCGATGCTCTGGCGGCGGCAGAAACGGACTTTGCTGGGGATGTAGCATACAACCCCGCTGAGTTAGCAGAAGCCTTAGACCAACTCCCCCGCGTGGAAGCGTGGGTTAAGGCGGTGCGGGAATTTGCTTACGCCGAAGCTGAACGCGGTTTCTGCCCCCCAGGGTACAAGCTGGTTCTAAAACGGGCGACGCGCAAATGGGTCGACGAACAGGCAGCCGCTAAGTATTTGAATACATGCGGTTTCCCAGATGACGCAATCTATTCCCCGCCAAAATTAAAGAGCCCCGCGCAACTGGAAAAAG